GCATCCGCTCGCCGGCTGCCAGCCGGCCCAGGCCGCCGCCGCGGCGGTGCTCGCGGACGTGTGGCGGGAGCCGGAGGTGGGCTGCACGGCGTGCGAGGGGAGCCCGTTCGTGGCCAAGGCCCGGACGATGGAGCAGGCCCAGCGGGCCACGGCGGAGGCGGAGCCTGTCGTGCTGGCCGACCTGCCGGCGGAGTTCCTGGAGCAGATCAAAGGCGTCGACATCAAGCCGGCGACCGAGACGGCACCGGCCGAGTTCAAGATCGAGCGGATCGGCGGGAGCATGAGCCCCGAGCAGCTCGAGGCGGCGTGGGCCGGGATCAAGGCCCGCCGCGAGGAGATGATGGCACGCATCCAGGAGCCGGTGGAGGCCAAGCCGGCCCGCCGGATCATCGGCATCGCCGGCCGGGCCGGGGCCGGCAAGAACACCGTGGCCGAGATGATCCCCAACTCGTCCGTGTTCGGGTTTGCGGACCCGCTCTACGAAGGGCTGGCCGCCATGCTGGGCGTGCCAGAAGACATGCTCCGTAATCGCGTGAACAAAGAGACACCGCTGGTCTGGCTCGGCAAGAGTCCGCGGGAGTTGATGCAGACGCTCGGCACCGAGTGGGGCCGCGGCATGGTGGCACAAGACATCTGGCTGCGGCTCGCGAAACGGCGGATCGAAACCTACGGCGGCACGATCGTGTTTTCGGACGTGCGGTTCGACAACGAGGCCGAGTGGATCCGCAACCAGGGCGGCGAGGTGTGGCTGGTGGAGCGTGAGCAAGAGACGCACCACACCCACAGCAGCGAAGCCGGCATCTCGCCCCACCTGATCGACCGCGTGATCGACAACCGCGGCACACTTGAGCAGACGCGGATGCTGGTCGAACTGGCCCTCCCCTTCCCGGCCAGCTGACCCCAAGGACCGACCGCTCCGTGGCCGCTCCGCGGCCCGTGGCACAACTGGACGCCCGTACAATAGCGGGAGAAGGAACGCGGCCGTGAGAACCCGAGAGGATTCGCAGTTTCGGCACACGGCCCGCGGTCGCGAGGCCATCGCCCGGGCTGGCGAGTCGGCAAACCACGTTCACGTTCCGACCTCGTCACGGGTCGGCGTCGGGGCGATCACCAGCCGCCGGGCCGAACCGTTGACGTTCTGGCAGCGGCTGGCCCTCGAGCTCGCCGGGGCCGGTGATCCATCGCAGGCCATCGTCCCGTTCTGCACCGTCGCCCAAGCCAAGCAGCTCTACGAAGAGGGAAAGATCCAATGATCTCCGATGCACCGCTGACCGTGGCCGCCAATGGTTCGACCTCCGCATTCGGCAAGGCGGCGGCATTCATCGAGACGGCCAAGGTCGCGGCCGCCGACGGGCTGACCTGGCGGGAGTTCGGTGAGTTGATGGTCGCCCTGCTGCGGCTGCTGACCGAAGCCTACGACGGCGTGGTCACGATGACCGGCGCGCAGAAGAAGGCGGCCGTGCTGGACGCGGTCGGCCAACTCTTCGACGCCCTGGCCGATAAGGCGGTGCCGACGCTGGCCTGGCCGCTGTGGGTGATCGCCAAGCCCGCCGTGCGGTCGCTCGTGCTGGCCATCGCGGCCGGGGCCGTGGAGCAGGTGCTGCCGCTGGTCCGCGGGGTGGCGTGATGCTGGCAGAACTGAAGCTCCTCCGCGAGTGGGCACCGGCGATCGGCTACGCCCGGCGGTACGCCGCGGCGGCCGACGTTCGCGAGCGTTCGCAGGTGGTGGCCGACGGCCTGGAGTGGGCCGCCTCGCGGACCGCCAGCCGGCTGGACGACCGGCTCGCCAAGCGGCTGGCCGCGGTGCTCCACACCGAGGAGGGCGTGGCCCTCGTCCGCGAGATCCTCGACATCCTCGACACGTTGCCCCAGGAGCCCGCCCCGTGAACGTCCTGCCATACCTCCAGGCTGCCGCCGGTGTCGGCCTCGTGATCTACGCCGTGGTCGTGCTGGCGCAGCGGGTGCGGCTGCCGCGGGCGGCCCGCGAGCGGGCACCGGTGGACGACCTGCGGCTCGTCATCGACCTCGCGGCCCGGCTGCGGGATAAGGGCCACCACGAGGCCGTGAAGGTGTGCGAGCAGCTGACCCACGAACTGCTGAAGCCCGCGGAGCCTGTCAAGCCGTGAGGCCGTTCGTCCTTCTCGCTCTGGGGCTGATCCTCCTCGCCGGCCCGCTGCCGGCGTGGCACGGCACCGCTGTGGTGGCGAAGACCGCGACGGGGGCGGTGTACGTCTACGAGAAGGACGCCACGGCCGTGCCGCCCGGCGTCACGGTCGGCCTCAACCGACTGAACCGCGAGCGGCAGATTCTGGCCACGCTCGTGGAGGCAGATGCCACCGACGGCGACGGCGACGTGCCCGACCAGTACCGGGCCGCGGTGGAGGCCGCCAAGGCCCGGGGCCTCCCGGCCCTGGTCGTGCTGTCGGGCTCGACCGTGCTGGCGATCGTGAAGGCCCCGACCGATGCCGACGCCGTCGTGAGGGCCGTGCCGTGATCGACCAGAAACTGATCGACGTTTTCCCGGCCGAACACGACGGCTACCCCGACCACCTCGCGGCCGAGGACACGACCGACGCTCTGCGCGACGCCTGCGGCAACGCCTCGCGGGAGTTCCCCCGGGCCATGTGGATCGAGCCCCGCGAGTGGGCCGAGCGGGCGGCCGAAAACGACCGGCATGGCCTGTGGGCGATGAACTACATCGACCGGTTCACGAACCAGCACCCGACCCACGAATGCACGGCCCACTCCCTGCGGGCCAACCTCGAAGCCGCCCGCAACCGGGCACGCGGGCTGATCTACGGCGGCCCGCAGGTGGGCGAGCGGTACGCCGAGTCGGGGGCGGCCGGCAGCGTTTGGTTGTCGCCATTGAGCGTCTACGCCGAGGCCAACCCGGACCGCTGGGGCGGTGCGAACGTGCGGCAGGTGCTGGAGATCGCCGTCCGCCGCGGGATGCTGCCCGACAAGGTGCAGCCGCGGGACTACGCCTTCCGGCATTCGCTGACGGGCACGAGCGGCCGCGGCAACAACAACCAGAGCGGCGGCCAGTGGGTGCCCGTCTCGCGGTTCCCCGAGGGCTGGCAGGAGACGGCCCGGATGTTTCGCCCGCTGGAGGTGATCTTCCCCGAGTCCTACGAGGAGGCCGTCTGCTGTGTGCTCCACGGCCTGGTCGTGAGCGTGGGCCGCAAGGGCCACGCGGTGCCGTGGGCTCGGTGGGTGGCCGACCAGCGGCTCATGGGATATGCGGACAGCTACGACGTGGTCAGGTACGACTCCGAGCGGACCGCCAGGTCGGCCTGGCGTGGATCGTTCGCCATCGCCAGCTGCACCCTCCCCGACGATTGGAGCCGGCCGGCGGCCGGGTGACCATGCGAACGCTCGCCATCCTCCTGGCCTTGTTCGCGGCGATCGCCGCCGGGGCCGAATGCCCCAACTGCCACGGCGAGCGGATCGTCGGGCCGGCCCCGGTGCGGCTCCCCTGCCCCGTGTGCGACGGCAGCGGCGAGGTGCCCGACAAGGTGGCGGCCGAGCCCGCCCACCGGGCGGCGGTCGTGCGGGTGACGGCGGCCGACGGCAACGTGCGGCACAGCGGCAGCGGCGTGCTCGTGAGCGTGACCGGCTCGCATGGCGTGATCGTCACGAACTGGCACGTCATTCGGGACGGCAAGGACGGCGTGGTGGTGAAGTGGCCCGGCGGCACGATCACGCCGGCCAAGGTGAAGGCATCCGATACGGTGTGGGATCTCGCGGCCCTGGCGGTGACGAACCCGCCGGCCGCCCCGGTGCCGGTCGCCGTCCAGGCCCCGCGCGTGGGCGACCCGCTGACGATCGCCGGCTACGGCCCGGACGGCAAGTACCTCGAGCAGGCAGGCCCCGTCACGCTCTACGCCTCACCGGGCCGGGGGCGTGGTGTGCAGCCGCAGCTCGTGGAGATGAAGGCCGCCGCCCGGCAGGGCGACAGCGGCGGGCCGATGCTCAACGCCGACGGCCATGTGGCCGGGGTGCTGTTCGGCTCGGCCAACGGCCGCACGATCGGCAGCTGCTCGACGCGGGTGGCGGCCTTCCTCGCGGGGGCCGACTGTGCTGACGGGAGGTGTGCGAAGCGATGACCGACGCCGAATTGCAAGCCGCCCAGGATGCCGCCTGGCGGGGACTCGCGAAGAACCCGATCCGCCGGGCCATGCTCGGCCGGGAGCGGTGCGATGCCATCGTGCGGGTGGCGGCGGATGAGCTGGCGGCGGTTCATGGCGAATACGAAGCCTCCGTCCGTGCCGCCGGCCTGTCTGCCGTGGTCGTGCATGGCGACGACCTCCGCCGGCGGGTCGAAGCCCGAGTCCGCCAGACCTACCACGAGCGGGCAGGCTTCGCCTTCATGACGCTCGTGATCGCGTGGGCGATCTCGGCAATCGTTCAGGTGTTGGTCCAGAGGTGGCTCGATTCACGGGGGCAGCAGCAGTGACACAGCAGACTCGCGACGTGGTGGACGTTGGGATCAAACTCCTGCGGGAGTTCGGGTTTCCGTGCTTGGTGCTTTCGGTCATCGGCTGGTGGGGCCAGATGGCCGCCGTGGCCCTCCACGAGACGGTGCTGGTGCCCGTGGTCGAAAGCCACACGACCTTCCTCCAGGCCACGAGCGCCACGCTGGCCACGCTGTCCAAGGCCCAGGAGCGGCAGGCCGACACGCTCGAAGAGCTGGCGGCCGGGCAGAAAGAGATCCGGCAGGTGATCGAGAGACGCTGATGGACAACCTACGAGCCCTCCAATCCCACGTTCGCAGCGTCCTGGCCGCACGGGTCCAGTACGCTCAATCCTGGCGTGTGGACGAACTGACGCGGCTGGTGGTCCGGTACTGGCCCCATATCCACCTGGAGGAGATCGAGCGGCTAGGGGGGCCGAATCACCGGGACATAGATCACACCATGACGCTCGTGCGGGCACAGGTCCGCGAGCGGTGGGAGGCCGTCCACGGCGTCGGGCCGTTATGGCCGATGATCCTCGGCGGCACGGTCAGCAACATCTGCCATGTGATCCTCGGCCTGTGGTGGCGGGATCCGAGTTGGCGGGAGACGCTGCGGGAGATGGAGACCGTAGTAGACTGACGGCACCGCATACGCCGGCGCGAGCCCCCATTCGCAGCCGGCAGCCGCGCCCCGGGTGGGGGTGAATCCCGGGGCGCGGCACGACATTCACCGCCCGAACGCCACGACCAACTCGATCAGGTCGTGGACGGCCCGGGCCAGCCGGGAGTCGGTGCCAAGCTCCTGGCCAAGCCGGATCAGGACCAGGGTGTGGACGAGGGAGGACCAGTTCAGGCGTGGCATGGATTGGCCTCCATCTTCTTGGCCGCCACCGTCAGGTCTTTCAGTACCTTTGCCAAATCGTCGTGCCTATACAGGCACATTTTCACGCGGCGACGCTCGCGGCCCCGCTGGTTCAACGAATCGACTCCCTGCGGGATGATGACGTTCCACATTCGCGGGGCCTTCCGTAGCCGCACCGTAACGAGCGTCGTGCCGTCGTCTTTGTTCTCCCCGCTCCACCCGATCATCATCCACTGGCCGCGCCTCATGCGGCCGATTTTGCGAGCGTTCAGCGTGCCGGCAGCTTGGTAAATCCGCCACATTCGCCGCCGTGCCCACGCGGTCGGCACAGCGAACGTCTTCACGAGTTCATCCATCACGTCATCTCCGGCGGCTCAGGTAGGGGCATCCACGCGACGACGCTATCCCACAAATCAGAACGATGGAAATCTACCGGCGCTGGCTCGTGTTCCATAAGCCACTTCACGGACGGCTGCTCGCTGTCTTCTAGGCCCCACGTTTCAATGCCGCGGTACGCAACGCATGGGCCGGCTATGTTGCACCACACGAGCACGCGGACGCCATCGTCCGGCAGCCGCTCATCGACCGAGATCCACTGCGGGATCGACGCCAGGGCATCGGCACACAGTCCCTTGGCGAACGGGTCGCGGCCCTCGTAGGAGTAGATCGAGAGCTGCATGAGAAACATCCGCAGGTCTTTGTGGAACTGACGCTCGCTCATGCGAAAACCTCCTGTGCCAAAAGCTGGGCCGGGAACGCCGCGACGGGGCAGTCTACCGGGCGGATGATCCACTGGTATTGCGAGCCATCCGGGTGCCGCGACGGCGGCAGGACCGATTGAGCGGCCCGGCCCCCGATGCGGATCTCCAGGTCGTCGGCGTGGACGACCGCCGCGGCCGGCATCCACGGCTCCCAGCGAAACAGCCGGTGCTCGCCACGGGCCGACCGCCAGGTGGGCGTGGGGATGTCGAGGATCCCGAACGCGGCCAGCTGCTCCCGGCCGGCGGGGTCGTCGTACTCGACATCGACCACGCCGGAGGCGGGGCCGAGGAGGAGGCCGACGTTCGAGCCGGCGGCATACCAGGAGGCGACGGCCTCCAGGTCGCCGGTGGCCTTGGTCTGCCAGCCGGCCCCGAGGGGCCGCTTCTCCCGGCGGGCGAGCCGGACGAACCGGCAGCCGAGATCGGCGAGGTGTTCGAGGTCAGGCGACATGGCGGGACTCCTTGGCAAGTAGGGCTTGGATCTCACGGGCGGCGGTGGGGGCGTCGAGCCAATCGGTGGTGGCCGTGGCGGTCACGACCTGAAACACGGGCGGCCGACGCTGCCAGCCCTCGCGGCCGTGGGGCATCATCACGAGGTCGCACGGTGCCCAGCAGTAGACGTGAATGTCGGGCCGGCCGATCCAGCGGCATTCGCCGCTGGTCATGCGGTAGAGCGTGGCGATCATGCTGCCGCCTCCATGCGATCGCACAAGGCGAGGAACTCGGGAGAGGTCATCCGCTTCTGACACTCCGCGAGGGCCGCGGCGAAAACGGTGTCGGCCTCCGGCCGGAAATCGTTCATCAGGCCGCAGCAGACGTTCGCGAGCACGTCGGTCGGCAGGCATTCGATGCGGGCTTCGAGGTTGGTCATGGTTTGGGCTCCTGTGGTGTTTTGAAGTGCCACCCGTTTCGGACCTGTCGCCTGGCCGGGTGGCCCCACCTTGAATCGTGTCAGCGGCACCAGTAGTCGCATGAGATTTTGAGGGCCACGTCCCAGGCATACCCGAACTTGCGTTGAAGGTAGCGGGCCTCGTCGATGCCGCTGTCCCAAAATCCGCTGCGGCGAAGTTCTCGCAGCATTTCGGCCACCTTGTTCTCGATCCATTCGTTTTGGCTGGTTGTCATCGGTTCGGCTTTCGTCTTGTGGTCGTGTTGCCCGCCGGCCCTGTGCCGGCGGGCGGGGGCGGCGTCACTCGCCGCGAAGCTCGTGGTACAGCGAGTCGATCAGGCGGTCGGCACTGCCTTCGCCACAGACGGCGTCGAGGGCCTGGCGGACGTTCATGCCTTCGGCGACCTTGGCCATAATCATCGTGCTGATCTTTGCTTGCTTGGCGGCGTCCATCGTTCCATCTCCCGGTTGTCGGCCGCGGGTCTCAATCGCCCGCGTCATGCCCCTACTGTATCCAATCGGATACCGTGCGTCCAGTCCTTCACCCAAAAAAATCCTTGGGGCGTTTTCCCCGGGGAAACCGCTACTTCTTCCCGCCGGGCGGGAGCGGCTTGAACCGGACAGCGTCGGCCCGGCGGACGAAGTTCTGCCCGTCGATGGTCACGGCCGGGAGCCGGCCGGCCTTGATGAGCCGGTTCACATACGCCCGCGTCACGCCGGCCAGGGCCGCGGCGGTGCCGATGCGAACGTATTCGGACGGGTCGATCTTCATGGGAGCATTCTTGCCGATCATCGGTCGCGGTCAACCTACTCGAGCAGTTCGGCCGCCAGGATGTCGGCATTCCCATCGGGCCGCAGGCGAAGGTGGACAACGAACCAAGTGCGGATCGACGCCCCGAATGCGTTGTCGGCATCCACCCAGGAGCGGACGACGTAGGAGCCGTCCCGCTGCTTGGCCGCGTGGTCCCGCGTGATCACGCCATCGAAAACACCCGGCCACTTGGCGGATCGCGGCGAACGGAGCATGGTCTTGATATGCGACTGTGCATTCACGACCGCGAGCGTGCGATTGTCTTCCTTGTCGAACTCGACGGCGGACTTCTCCGGCAGGCTCGCCGCCCACTGCCAGCACCCGCCCACGAGCACCGCCATGATCGTGAGCCACGCGATCGCTGCCACAGCCTTCAGCAGCTGGAGCGAGGCTGACCGACCTTTGCGGGCCGGTGCTTTCCGCCGGCCGGTGTTGATGCGGATCGTCCCATCGTCGGCCCCGTCATCGAGGAAACTCCAATCGGACACAGCACCCTCCTTTCGGGCGGCAGAATCCTACCCACGCTTGTCCTTCTGATCCAACTTCGGCAGCAGATCCGCCGGCCGCTGCGGCCGCGGCACGAACCGCGGATCGAGATACCACTTCCGCGTCGTGGCCGGTTGAACGTGGCCGGCAAACTGAATCGCCGCCGCATCACCCGCGGCCTTGGCCATGTGGCTGATCGCCGACCGCCTCACCTGCTGAAACGCCAGACGCTTCCCGGCCAGCCCGGCCCGTTTCATCACGTCGTCCTTCAGCCGATCCCAGAGGTACGTCCGCGGGTGCGGCCAGGCGAAGATGCGGTCGCGGTTCACGCGGGCCAGCCGCTCGAGCCGGTCGCACAGATCGTCCGAAAGCTCGTAGACCCGAGCCCGCCGCCCTCCCTTCCTGATCTCGCCGGGCACCTCCAGGAACGGCCGCCGCAGGTGCCGCGGCTCCAGGTCGAGCATCGCGCCGATACGCTCGGTGGTCTCGAAGCAAGTCATCACGAGTGCGGCCCAAAACTCCCCGGCCGACACCCGGCCTACGGCCCCGGGCGTCGAGGCCGCCGCAGCGAACAGCCGCCGCAGCTCGTCTTCGGTCCAGGCCGAGGCCGTTCGATCCGGCAGGACGCATGGCTGGCACGCCGGGAGCGACGGGATCATCCGCCGCTCGTTCGCGAGCCGGGCCATGGCCATGAGTTGCGACCGCTCCTTCTCCGCCGAGTACGGCGAGCGGGTGGCCTGCCGCCAATCGACGAACCGGGCCAGCGTCATCTCGTCGGCGATGTCGGCCAGCTGCGGCTCGCGGCCGAGGAACTTCCCGAAGCAGCGGATCGTGCATCCGTACAGCCTCGAAGTATTTTGGCTCCGCCCCCGCAGGCGGAGCGGGCGGTAGAAGTCGGTGAAGAACTGGTTGAGTGTCATGGTGCGTGCCTCCAGGAAATGGATAGGACACGCTTCCGTGCGTTGACCAACGGTGTCGTTTTCGTTCCGGTTGTATGGGCTGGGGGGCTGTCCCCCCGAATCCTGCCCCCGCCATTCGGGCCTCCCCGGTGGACCGCAGCCAGCGGCCGCCGGGGAGGCCCTTGAACCGACGATTGCCTCGCGGGTGGCGCGAGTCAAGGATCGGGCAGGGAGGCGTGAAAATGGCGACCGTCAGCGACAGACATGCCGGGGGGCGGCCGCGGACAGCCGCGCGAAGTCCGCTCGGAAAACGGATCGAAGACCTGGCCTTGCGGCAGGGCATGACGATGGAACAGCTGGCCGCCGCAGCCCGCATCCCTGTCTCGACGCTCTACCGCGTGACAACGGGCGAAACACCGGACCCGCGAGTGTCCACCGTGCAGGCTATCGCCGCTGCTCTGCGGATCACGGTCGACCGGCTGATCGCTCCACCGCGTCGATCAACGCGACGAACCGCGTAGCTCGCCGTTCTCATCAATCAGTTTCGCGAGCAGTTCGTTCAACGCATCCACAGAATCCGGTGACTGCACAATGAACGACTTCGCGTAGAACCGAATCGCCTTCAGGCAGTCGGCTGGCTCCTCTGGCACGAGCCAACTCTGGGGCTCGCGGTGACGTTTGGGCGACTGCCTGGTTGCTTTTCTGTGTGCCTGCAACGCCGCCATCGCCTCGTCTCGTGTGGCGTTCACCGGAATAGCTTTGGACGCACTGATCACCTGGGCGTAGTGGACCCGCAGTGTGCCGGTTGCGATGTCCTTGTCGATCCCCAGCTTCTCCGCCGCCGACTGAAACGCACCGGCACGATCGACCGTCCGCGGATCGACTCCGTATTCCGCGGCGAGCCTTTCTCGTGTTCGCTGTGGCCTTCCTTGCTTCGGGCCGCGGCCACCCGGCAATTTCTTCAGCCGGTTGTAGAGCCTGCCGAGCAGCACCGCGAAGCTGTCTCGGCTCAGGTTGCGGCGGCCGATCTGGTTTCGCTCGATCCACGCCTTGGCATGTTCTTCGGATGCGAAGTCGATGCTGCGGACGGCATACGGCAAGTCCAGCCGTGTGCAGATGGCGTATCGGTGATGGCCATCAATGAGCGTCGGCCGCGATCGCACGTTGCGATACCAGACGATCAGCGGCTCGCGTGCGCCGCCGTGCTGAACGATGCTCGCCTCAAGTTCAGCCCGCTCCTCATCTGCCAGCGGCGGGATCAGGTCGGCGAACTGTTGCTCGATGCGAATGCCGTTGGCCGCCGCTACGTCCACGACAACATGCTCGCATGACTGGGCTGGCATTGCGGCCCCATTGGATGTTCGAAAAACCGCAGAAAACAGGCTCAATCTACCTTTTTCCTGATTTCGGGAAAATGGCTATTGACACCTTCTCCCACTTTTGGGAAAACCTCGCCCCAACGTCATCCACTTCGGACGACGGACCACTTGGCGAGGGACGCCGATGGACGCACGGACGCGAGACGCGGCCTCCCAGATTGGAGGCGACGATGTTCAAGGACGGACGCTCGGATCGAGCCGGGCAACGGGGCGGGCTTCACGAGAAGCAGAGCGACCCGACGCTGATACAGGTGCTCGCAGCGGCAGCGATCATCCGCATGGGATGGTCGGAGGAGGAACGCCGCAGCCGCTGGCAGATGGGCGAGTGGC